CTCTATTTGTTTGACGGCTTCGGTAGTTTCGATCCGGATATTATCTACAACCGGATTGAATATCTCGCCTCTGGATTTGATACAAAGATCATATTCCTTGACCACCTCTCAATCCTCATGTCCGGATTAGATGGTGATGAACGGAGGATGATTGATACTACTATGACTAAGCTCCGGTCTCTTGTAGAGAGAACCGGGATCACCTTATTTCTTGTTTCACATTTAAAGAGGACCCAATCTGATGTCAATCATGAAGAGGGAGCACGTGTTACACTCGGTCAACTACGAGGATCCGCTGCTATTGCTCAACTCAGCGATGCGTGCATTGCACTTGAGCGTGATCAACAAGCAGGACCTAATGATGATGCTACAACTGTGCGAGTCCTTAAAAACCGATACAGTGGAGAAACTGGTATCGCTACAAGACTGACATATGATCTTGAAACTTGTAAGTTCCATGAAACTAAACCCGAACCACAATTCGACCCAACCACAGACTTTTGAATTGAAACGCCCTAATCCTCCTACGCCTGAAGCTATTGCTAAAGCACAGTTTGTCGATAAGACCTACGTTTGGAAAGCAAAATGAAATGGTTCATTCCACTCATTCTCTGCCTGGTTGCCTGTGCACCTGTTGAGAAAGACACCACTGAATTTGATAAATGGTATCAACAAGTCATTAATGAACCTTATGACCCTGCCAATGGGAGTAAGTACTGATGCTCATCTTTGACATTGAAACCAACGGGTTACTCCACAATGTTACTACCATCCACTGCCTGGTTATCTATGATACGGAAACTGAGCAAACGCTTGTATACAATGATGAAGGTGGTTCAGCAGAACCTCTTACGCGTGGGATACAGAGACTCGAAGATACAACGTGTATTGTGGGGCATAATATTATTAACTACGATATTCCTGTTATTTCCAAGCTTTACTCATGGTTTACCCCTCCTACTATCGTCATCGATACTCTTGTTCTGTCTCGCTTGTATCACCCAGATATGTTGTCACTAGACAAGAGGCACAACTGGACAGGGATGCCATTAAAACTATATGGAAGACACAACCTTGAATCCTATGGTTATCGCTTAGAAGAAAATAAAGGAGAGTTTGGTCAGGACGCAGACTGGTCAGCTTGGTCACAGGAAATGCAAGACTACTGCGTACAAGATGTTAAGGTAACCACCAAACTATGGAAACACTTTCAGCCATACCTGAATGGGTCAAAGTAGAACATCAGGTTGCCACCTTACTCACTAAACAGGAGCTACATGGATGGCATTTTGATGAACGCGCTGCACAACAGCTTACGGCGACTCTCCAAGAAGAACTGGAAGAGGCTAAACAAAGTATTAGAAGGACGCACCCTTTCGTCAAAGGCGATGAAAAAACTCCTAAAAGGAACAACAAAACCCAGGGGTACATCGAAGGTGCAACCTTTACAAGATTAAAAGAAACCAACCCTACATCGAGAGACCACATAGCATGGATTCTGACGACATTTTATGGCTGGACTCCGACCCTACTGACCCCGACTGGCAAACCAATCATAGACGAGACAGTGCTGAAGGAGATAGTTGCCTCAGGTGGCTGCTCGCTAGCATCAGACTTTCTGAAATGTCTGGATACTACGAAGAAATTGGGGATGATATCCGAAGGCGTGAACGCATGGCTGAAGCTATGTACGAATGCTAGGATTCACCATCACTGCTCGGTCGCTACCTCTACACATAGATGCGCACATCGAAACCCAAATTTAGCTCAAGTTCCATCGGATGAAAGATTCCGAAGACTATTTTTACCAAGTCCGGGTCAGGTTATGGTCGGGGCTGATCTTAGTGGCATTGAGCTTCGGATGCTTGCTCACTATCTTGCCCGTTACGACGGTGGACAGTATGCAGACATCTTGCTCAACGGAGATATCCACCAAGTAAATGCAGATAAAATTGGTATCACTAGAAAGCTAGTCAAGACAGTTACTTATGCGTTTCTGTACGGCGCTGGCGATGAAAAAATCGGACACAGTTATGACAAACTTCTTTCATCCGCGAGAGCCAAAAAGAAGGGAAAAGAAATCAGAGCGGCGTACATCGACGCGATTGAGGGCTTGGATATTCTCCTTGCCGCGATTAAGTCTGCTTCAGAAAGAGGCTTTGTACACTCTATTGACCAACGTAAGATCCTTCTAGACAGTCCTCACAAAGCACTGAACTATTTACTTCAGTCAGGTGCAGGTTGTGTAGCTAAGCAATGGATGTTACTTAATAATGACCACATCAACGAGCTGCAGTTATGTTGCTCTCAACTAGCTTTTGTACATGACGAACTCCAATTTGAATGTGACCCAGACCACGCCAAAGACTTATGTTCATCCCTGGTACTCAGCAGTACAGAAGCTGGAGAATACTACAACATGCGAGTGCGCATCGACGCCGAAGCAACCACCGGAACGAATTGGAGTGAAACCCATTGAATGAAATTACTTATTGATGCCGACTATGTAGTCTACAAGTGTTGTGCATCAGCAGAATCAGAAATAGACTGGGGTGATGATGTAATTCTTGTCACCAGTAAATTCTCAGACGCCATATCATGTGTGCGTAGAGAACTAAAAAAAATCAAACAAAATTTTTTTGACCCTGAGCTGATACTGTTTTTTTCAGACAGTAAAAACTTTAGGAAAACCATCCAACCCGCCTACAAAGGACATCGTAACCGTAAGAAACCTTGTGGATACAAGCGTGTTATTCATGCTCTAAGTCAAGAGTATGAAGTGATTACGATGCACAGCCTAGAAGCAGATGATGCTCTAGGAATTTATGCCACGGCTTACCCTGGTAATGTTGTCTGCAGTCCTGATAAGGACATGAGACAGATACCTGGTCAACTCTTTGATATGTCTGCCATAACAACAGTACTACCAGAGGAAGGTGCAAAGTGGCATCTAATTCAAACCCTAGCAGGAGATCAGACTGATGGATACGCAGGTGTACCTGGTATTGGTATCAAGCGAGCCGTCACACTCTTTGAAGAGAAAGGTTACACCTGGAAAACCGTGGTGGAAGCTTTTGCTGACAAAGATCTTGACGAGGCTGTTGCCTTGGAAAACGCTAGACTCGCCCGAATCTTACAATGCCAAGACTATGACTTCGCAACCCCAGGACCAATACTATGGACCCCCTCCGCCGATTACCGAGCTGACACTTGAACAAGAGTTCAAAGTCCGTAGGATGGAGGACCTCTTACCTGAAGCTGCAAAAGATGATATCATTACTTTACTGATGGCTTTACAACGTCAGAACTTTATCCTCGGTAACAATCTCACCCAACTACTTAAGCAATGGAACAAACCGGACCCTCGTACTACCGACGAGGTTCTATCGAGCCTTGGGATTTCATTCGAGACCAAGGATTGAATTACCACCTAGGTAATGCACTTAAATATATTTGTCGAGCTGGTCATAAGGACTGCAAGGAAGCAGACTTACGGAAAGCAATTCACTACTTAGAAAACGAATTAAACCATCATGTCCTTACTAAGCAACCAAGCAATCGAGTTCCGCCGAGCGTACTCTATACGGAACGATTTGAACTCGCGGAAGATGCAGAAGGATCTGATCGTAGAGGAATTTAAAGAGTTCATCGAAGCAGATTACAACATGGCTATGATGGATCTCAATAGCCGTGCGGATTGTTTAAAAGAACTGGCTGACCTAGTATATGTCGCTGCACAATACGCAGAAAACATGGATTGGGACCTGGAACAAGCGCTACGCAGGGTACACCAATCAAACATGTCTAAACTTGGTGATGACGGTAAACCTGTCTACCGAGAAGATGGTAAAGTCCTGAAAGGACCTAACTACGAACCCCCTACCCTTACTGACCTAGTATAATGACTACTCCCACCTCTCTGAAACTCCAACTGATTGAGCAATACAACACCGCAGTTGCCAACGTGCAAAAACTTGAAGGTGCTATCGCTGCCTGTAATGAGTTGGAAGCAGCTGAGAACATCGACAATGTTCTAGACCGTGTTGAAACCGATGAAACCCCTACTGAAGAAACCACTGATGCCTGAACTCGTATCTAGAACTGGGCGCGTCCAGTCTTGGATCGATAACCCAGACTCACGCCTTCCAGTCTCCTGCACAGTCTTTGTCGTAGAAGATAGTATGGAAGGTCCTGATGGAATTGAAGCTAGCTGGAGGTTCGCTTCTCATGCCCTCCGTAATGGTGCTGGCTGTGCCATCCACCTGTCTAAGCTCCGACCTAAGGGAGCTACCACCAACAAAGGTCCAGATACTCTAGTGGCATCTGGTCCAGTCTCATTTGGCAAAATCTACAGCACACTAAATGAAATTCTCAGACGTGGTGGCACTTATCGCAATGGCGCTATCGTGCTCCACCTTGATCTTAATCATCCCGATGCTCTCGACTTTATCCAAGTTCAAAGATCTGAGCTCCCCTGGGTTAAGCGGTGCATCAACATTACTCAAGAGTGGTGGGATGACTGCACCTTCAAACCCCAGCTCCTCTATTCCATCCGTACCGGGGATGTCTGGCTTAACAAAGTAAAATTCGACAACGATGGAAAACGAAT